ACATCCCATCACCCCACCGCCGGAGCTAATTGAAGACTGGATAGAGATTGCCAAACCTGAACCGTGGAAGCGCCCACCTGATCCGAACGTACTTTGTACGCTTGCCGCCCAATGGGGCGCAGACCAGGAGCTGGAGGCGTGCTGTGAGTGGCTGGATTGTGAAGGCTGGTCCGGCGAATCAAGGCAACTCCGCGCCGCTCGTCGCCCCAAGCCGCCGAGCTTGAAGGAGAAAGGCATGAAGTCCTTAGATAATGTAATTGATTGCATTAAGTCATTAGTATCAGGTGCCAGTGTCGATGGCGAAGACATCCAAAACATCCGCCGCGCCCTTGAACAACTGCCCGACAACGAGTAGTCGCTTTCACTAATCAACATGACACAACAACATCCCATCACCCCGTCTAACCTTTCACCACAAGCCTGGGCTGTATTAGAGGCAGCCTATCAAGCACCTGACGGTAGGAACGCCACTCGCCAATGCGTTGCAGCCGCCCTGCGAGCTGCTGCGAATGAATTGGGCTATCGCATCATTTTCGACGATGGTGAGACTGAGTACAGGATTGATGTCACTGATCTGCTAGCCATCGCCGACGAGCTTGAAACCCAGTAGTCGCTTCCACTAACACCTTGAACATTGCTCAAATGGATTCCGCCTCTATAGGATCAATCGAAGTGATGCCAACTGATTTTGCATTGGCTTATAGCGTTCTTTCTAGACGCATGGCCGCCATTGATGCAATTTTGAGTAGCGGTCAATGGACAGAGCACCGCCTCAGGGAAGTGCGGTCTCAAGTGGATGCAGCGATGACAGCGATTGAACAGATTGAGACTGTTCGGTTTGTTGTCAAGCCCTAGTAGTCACCTTCACTAATCACCATGTGGGACCTTAGATTTCTCGATTTAGCTAAGCACATAGCCCAATGGAGTAAGGATCCCTCCACTCAGGTTGGTGCTGTCTGTGTTCGGGATCGGCGCGTTCTTGCCACGGGTTACAACGGATTCCCGAAAGCCATCGCGGATTTGCCTGGGCGTCTCAACAATCGAAATGAGAAGTTGTTGCGCACGGTACACGCTGAGGCGAACATAGTCGCACAGGCGGCTAAAAACGGAATTTCCTTGCAGGGTTCCACGGTCTATGTTTGGCCGTTTCTACCCTGTAGTTCTTGCTGTACACTGCTGATCCAGGCGGGAATCAAACGCGTGGTTTCGATCAACGCGCCGATTCCTGATCGCTGGGCACTGAGCTTTGAAACATCAAAGCAAATGTTTAAAGAATCTTCAGTTGAATTGGTTTTGATCGATGTCGCAGACCAAGATCGAGATTGATTATTCGTTTTTTAACGGAAAAACAGTATTAGTTACAGGTGGCGCAGGGTTCATCGGGTCGGCTGTAGTCAGGCGGCTACAGCTAAAAAGCTCGTGTACCGTTGCGGTTATCGACAAATTCGGGCACGGTAGTGCTACCGATTCGTTTGTGCTGCACGAACGTAAGGGGGATGTTCGGGTACACAAGCTGGATTTGACCGATGAGACAGGTGTTGGTCTTGTTTGCCAGTATTTAAAACCTACAGTTTTTATCCATTTGGCGGCTGAGAGCCATGTGGATCGGTCGATATCTGGGCCACGTGCGTTTATCGAGAGCAACGTGGTGGGCACGTACTCGATTTTGGAGTCAGCACTTCGGACTTACAATTCCTTACCTAGTAAGGAGAAGGAAGATTTTAGGTTCCATCATGTGTCTACGGATGAGGTTTTTGGGTCTCTGAATGAGACTGGCGTGTTCTGCGAGACAACTCCGTATGCGCCGAACTCGCCCTACTCGGCAACCAAGGCGGCCAGCGACCATCTTGTTCGAGCGTGGCATAAAACGTACGGGCTACCTGTAACAATCACGAACTGTTCCAACAACTACGGGCCTTGGCAGGATGCTGAGAAGTTCGTGCCCACGGTGATCGAGGGTATCTTGAGTAACGTTCCCGTGCCTATTTATGGGGATGGGTCCAACGTTCGGGATTGGTTGTATGTTGAGGATCACGTTGACGCGATTTTGCTGGCGATAACTAAGGGTAAAAACGGGGAGTCGTACTGCATTGGCGGCGGCACGGAGCTCACGAATATCGAGATGTGTTGGGCGGTCAGTGCTGCGGTGCGCGGTATCGGGATTGATGAAAGTGTGATGTTTACGTTTGTCAATGACCGAGCTGGGCACGACCAGCGTTATGCGATTGATGGGTCTAAGGCTGAGACTGAGCTTGGTTGGTATCCGCAGACGCCTCTAGAGGATGGATTGAAAACCACCGTGGATTGGTACGCCCGGCGTAGCGAACACAAGCTTCATCTTTAAACTAAGGTGACTTGATCGTGCGGGCCACGCGATGATGGACGGTGTTGAGTTCCCTGAGACTGAAACTGTGTCGTTGGAAGACGGCTGTGTTCAGGTCAGGGTTGGGGACCAGAGCGGGGTCGTCAGCTCGTTTCATCTGGTCGAACCCAAGGCCAATCAACTACGAACCGCGTGGCTCCGAGAGCGGGGTGACCTTAGTTAGGGGGGACAAGCGTGGAGTAAAAACGGCGTTCTCCGTGCTCCAGACGCAAGTCGGTTTTTAACTTCGGATAGTGTTAATATATTGCTAGATCTTAGTTTTAATTTTGTCCACAGTAGACCGCAACTTTGAGTTGGCGAAGGCCACTCCTTCAGATATTAACGAGCATTTGCCACTGCTGTTCGATTTGGCGAAACAGTGCGACAGCGTGGTTGAACTTGGCGTTCGAACTGCTGTTAGTAGCACCGCTTTAATAGCGGCCCGACCTAAGGAGTTGGTTAGTTACGATATTGTGTTGCTGCCTGAAGCACTCTCCATTTTTGACGCGGGTGTTGCTGAGGGTATTAACTGCGGTTTGATCCAAGCCAGCTCCTTTGATATCGAGCTGCCGGAGGTGGATTTTATCTTCATCGATACGGATCACACGTACGATTGCTTGTCGAAAGAACTGAGCCTGCACGGCAATAAGGCTCGTAAGTTCCTGGCTTTCCACGACACTGTTTCGTGTGCAGGGCAATTGATGCCCGCGATTAACGAGTTCCGAGAAGCTAATCCTGAGTGGACGGTTCATTCGGACTGTCGGAATAACAACGGTCTTCTGGTTCTGTCTCGCTGAGTTTTGTTATGGATTCGATTCCGGTTATTGGTACAGCGGTTGTTAACGCACCGCATTGGGTTTATCGCCTTTTCTATAGCATCGATTATCCCGTAGATACCTTTGTTGTTTTTAATAACAACGGTAGGGATCAGATTACAAAGGAACTTGACCTGCTGAAGGAGGTTCCTCATAAGTATGTGAGGCGCGTTGTGGTTTGCCACATGCCTTCCAACATCGGGTGTTCCGGGGCTTGGAACCTAATTATCAAGTCCTACATGAACGCTCCTTACTGGATCATAACGAACCACGACGTAATGTATACGCCTGGGTTCCTGGAGCGCATGGTTACGCACGCGCAAGATGCGGAAACAGGCGTGGTCCATGGGCAGGACGGTGGATGGGACGTGTTCCTACTGAAGGACTGGGTGGTACAGCATTACGGTCTGTTCGATGAGAATTTATATCCTGCGTACTGTGAGGATATGGATTACGGTATGCGCTTTAAGCATAAGGAGCTTAAACGAGAGATGTCCGTTGGCGTTCCTTATTACCACGGTGAATTGGCGGGGAGCTACACGGATGGTTCGCAAACTTGGCGCAGTGAACCTGAGTTAGCTCAGAAGATTCATATTGCGCACGAGATGAACAAGCATTATCTCCACGCGAAATGGAGCCCCGCGTGGCAGAACCATATTGAAGGTGACGTTTACTCCTGTCCGTTTAACAACACCGCTTTACCTTTAGATTTCACTACGTATGACTTGGAATTTGTCAGACGTAAGAATTTGGGCTTCTGATGGACGACTTCCCTTGTACTGGTTGTAGCGCGTGCTGTCGCGTTATTGGTCAGGTTCTCAGTCTTAATCCGGATGATTGTCACCCGGTCTTGGGTGACGCCATTGAGCGCTTTCCGTACAAACCGAATTTAAACGGCGTCTGCGAGAAGCTTGTGGACAATAAGTGTTCTGTTTATCATAATCGTCCGCTTCTATGTAATGTAAAACTTTTAGGTGAACTTATGGATGTAGATCAATCTAAGTGGTATAGCCAGAATATAAAAGCATGTAATGCTCTTATTGATTCCCTACAATTAGACCCTAGTTACAAAATTGACGAGTTTTAATTAAACTTATACATCAGCATATTAATACTGGAATGCCGTTTTACTCCTCTCATACTCGGTGCGGGAAGCTTATTAATACCCTTAAGTCGGTTATCGATTCGTACGGAATATCTTCGTTTCGTCTAAGCAAAATGAGTAGTTTATCTCCTACTACTACACGTAAAATCTATTATGATGAGACTTATATACCGTCACCTGATGTCTTAGAACGTATCTGCTTAGTGTTAGACGTTGAGCCTGGCGATATTTTGAAGATTTCGTCTAAGATGGACTCATCAGTAGTGGTGTGTTCTGGTGTTTAGTCCGCAAGATTATGAGTTCGCAGCTCGCGTAGTCGGACTCCCGGTTCCCCAAACTCCGGCTGAGCGTGCTGTGGCAGCACCCATGGTTGCTCAGATTCTTCGGAATTTTCATCGAGCCGCTCCCCCTATGCCGGGGCATGACGATCCCAGCGGTATGAATACCGGCGCTACGCGCTCCTTAAACACTTACCCTGATGTTCGTCAACCCGAGGCACGAGTTCAACTTGGTCGCCGTTTAGAAGCTGGCGTTGTTTCTCCTGACGATCAGGCTGAGTTGTATCGTCTGTTGGAGATCATCATGAGTGATCCCACGTTGGCTCAGATGTTTGCTGACTTTATTCAGAACATCGATGACGATGCGCTTGCTGGCGGTGAGTATCTGAGCCAGCAGCGTCCTCTGGAGTATGACTTGCCTAACTACGGTGGTCAGTATTCTGTTCTGAATGCTCCTACTTCTAGCACCATTCCCGCTTCTGTTCGTTACCAAGAGTTGGGTTGATGGATCGGCGTCAGCAACTGTTTGATCAAGACGTTCGGAAAACTGCTCCGGCTCTTGATCCCGTGTCCTTTCTGGACATGTACGTTCAATCTAACTTCCCGCAAACAGCTGCTTTAGCTTCGGAGGAGCAACGTCAGCGCGGCGTGGCCCCGCAAATGGAAGTTAAAGATGTAAACTTACAGAAGAAGATACCTTCTGGTACTCAATTCGACCGCCCCCAAGTGAGTTGATATGGCTCTTCCTTTTGCTGGTTTAATGGGCGGCGCAGCTAAGGCCACGGGTGGCGCTGTAGCTGCAGATTTAATTATTAATCTTGCCCAGAAACTTGTTGGGGCGGGTTTTAGTCAAGAGCAAGCGATTCAGCTTTTAAGTAATCCTCAGACGATGCGAGCTCTTGCTGGGCAGCCTGAGGATAACGCCATGGGCGGAATTGCTTCGTGGGCAGGTGATATTTCTAAGATGGCTGCTGGCGGCGCCATTCAAAGTGCTACGGCACCTGCTGGTTCGATTGATGCCGGTATCAGCAGCAAATACTTTATCTCTCCCTCTTTGGGGATGGAGTACGAGCTGAAGTCGGCTCCCGAACAGTTCCGCAGGTCCTTACTGCAGAAGTTTGGTGTTGATATCCCTGATCTCGCCTCTCAGGAAGAGCTGTTAGCTCAAGCTGAGCGTCGCAACTTGGAGATGGCTGAGAGTCTCACCGAACGTGAGATTGCCAAGATCCGCGCTCAGCGTGAATACGACGTTATTAATCAGGCTCTTCAGTCTGAGGCTCAGATTCGTCAACAGCAAGTTAAATCGCTGGGTGAAGTTCAGAGCCAGCGTGTTCAATCTGGTTACGATTACGCTAAGAATATTCTGCAATCTGCCATCAATAACGTTTACGAACGAGCCAAGTTAGAAAATAGTCCTGTGCTGCAAGAAATTGCTAAAGTACAGTGAGGAGCTCATAAGTTATGTCTGACGGTTTTTTACAGTCTCCTTCTAACTTAGAGAACTTCTTATTGTCTAATCCTTTTACGGCTCCTATTGGGGTTGCCTCTAAGTTATTTTCGGGTACTTCCGAAGCTAAGCAGGAGACTCCTCAAGAGAAAGCCCTGCGTTTATCTCAACAGCGCAAGCGTGGGCAGGAAGCTGTTTTAGGGGGTAAGAACGTATATTGGGATGACGCCGCAAAACAATGGCGTGAATTAAAGCCATTCTATGAGCGTTACGGTACTCCTCCTGGAGTCTCGGCTGCTGAATTAGATGCAGCTATGCCTAAAGGTACTAGCGGGTCTACCACTGGTTCCGATACAACCGGTGGTTTAGAGACCGGAGAGCCTCCTGTAAAACCTGAACTTCCTGAGACGAAAGGACCTAAGGAAGGTACGGAACCGGTTGTAAAATCGGCTGAGGATAAGCTCGAAGAAATCTTGAGGCGTTTCCCTGAACTGGAACGCTTCCGGACTGAGCAGTTGATGAAGGCTAGTGTTTTAAATGCTGCCATCGCTCAAGAAGGTCGTAAAGAACTGACTCGCCGAGCTCTTGAGCAGGAGAATATTAAGGCGTGGCGCGATCTTGAAACCACGCGGCTTCAGACCCAGGCTCAACAGATGGGCGCTTTAGCCAGCGTGGCTTACCTGTCGCAACAACCTAATACCGGCACAATGCAGGCCCTAAACGAAGCCTTCAAGGGTGCTTATTCGCCCCTTCCCAGCCTTAAAGGAGGTTAATTAATATGGCTGCACCTTTAGCTGGTATCGGTGCTGTTCTCACTGGAGCAGGAGCGGCTGCCGGTGGGATCGGCAGTTTAATTGGGGGCATTCGTGGCGGAGGCACTCCAGCCGCAGACTACAGCGCTTTATATGCGTCTGAATTAGCTCCCGGTCAGACCCGTCTTTCTGTTGCTGGGCAAGAGTTAGCTCAGATGATGGCCCCGTATATTCGGGCTCTTAATTTTCAAACTAACGTTTTAGGTCAACAGGCATACGATCAGTTTTCTCAAGCCATCTCTAAGGAGCAGATGCAGTCCGGCTTGCAAGCCGGTATTGCTTCTCAGTACGCCAGCAGCGTAATCGGTAATCAGGATCTCGCTGCTAAGGCTCGGACTTCAACCGAGTTGCTTGGGCCGGAGACCGCAGCAAACTTAACTAAGCTGTACGCTCAGGGTGTTAGCGACCTTCAGAAGACTGGTTTAGCTGGTGAGACCACGCTGCTGAATCCCACTGCGCAGGCTCAGGCCACTGCTGGTCTGCAGGCTAACTTAGCCCGCAATCAACTTGCTTCGGATATCTCCAAGACCAACTTGGACATCTCAAAGATGCAGGAAGATACCCGCAATAAGCTTGCGTTACAGCGTGGGCAAGTAGAGGGTCAGCTTGCGTTGAAACGTTTCGGGGCTGGTTTAGCCTTAGCGGGACAGCGGTCCTTCGCATGATTAAATCGACAATCGGCTGCTCCGACACGGTTGCGGAGTGGCTTGCGTCTCTGGATAAATCCCAGAAGGACGCGTTTGTTCACTATGCGAAAAATTCGGCTAGTGATATTGAAGCTTATTTGTACGCTAGGTTTCTATCCCCAGGCTATGGCGGTAGTATAAGCGATCTAACTGCTTGGGTGCAGGAGAAATACCCTAAAGAAGATTTACGTAAAATCTTATTAATAGAGATTGACAGTCTCCAAACAGACATTAAGAATGTTAGAGACATGACGTTGACGGGGATGTTAGATCATGCTACAGCAGCTACTAAGATCTCCGCTCTTCAGAAAGAACTCCGTTCCCACATCCAGTCTGTTCGGGCTATTACTGACGGTTTGGATCGACGCGGTTTACTACTTGCCGGCGCCGACCGTTGTCTGCGGGAACTTATGCAGACATTGGATGGACAGCCGACCATCCAGGCTTTATTGGACGACGCCTCAATCCTGGTGTGGTCGACTCTGGAACGTGAAGAAAAGAGTTAATTGACTCTTTTTAAGCGTCGCATGATGTTTTCTAAGGGGGTCCTAAAGATTCCCATGAAAGCATCGTTTACCCCCAGCGACATAACCAAATCGGTGCCCTCAACATACGCGCCGAACGGCAAGATTACAGCAGGTTGAGTGGAAAGTGGATTCCCTGCGTAATCCGTCCACTGGATTAACTTGTCGTTTAACGACCCCGTAAACAGCGGGTTTTCATCGACATAGAGGATCTCCTTGAAATCCTTACTCGCGATGTAGCTACCTAGGTGATAAATCAAATAGTTCTGACCCGAATCGCTGCGGGTCATGTGCTTCCAGTGATAAAACACCAGATGGCCGTAACCCAGATCAATAGGGGCAGTGGAGTTAAAGGTTGGGCACCCTTTACTGACCTGTTTAAGAGGCTCCGAGTCAGTCTCAATTCGAGGCAGTGATTCGCTCTCAATAACAAGAGGAACCGTGGAGTAAAGACAACTCAGCTGGTCCTTGTACGGGAAGAAGCACCAGTTTTTCTCTGGCTTCTCTTTATTTCTGTTTTCTCCAATTGGTGGGATTGCGGCGCTAACAGCCTCGCCGTTTTCATCCACGTAGCAAACGATAACTTTGGGGTTATCGAACAGATTTTTACCGCCTCGGTTATACCGACTCGCGTATGTGGAGGCGACAAACTGCACATATAGTTCGTCGTCCGGACCCACGAACAAGCGTGGATCCTCATAACTCAGTCGATGCGGTTTAGACCTTAACTTCTTTGTTCCGAGAATCGTTTCGTCATCAGCCAGCTGGCCGATGTAAATATCGGTGTTCCCGTTATTTAAGTAAAAGTAGTTGCGATCGTATCTAAAGCCAAAGGGCTCCGGTTGCGATCTCCACGCGATGAAGGTTTTATCCTTGTGTTGGATAATGCTGGGACTGAAGTTAGCTACAGCGTTATCCGGTAGCCCTTTGGTAATTCGAGTGAAGGTGCCGCCAAGGTTTTCGGCTTGACGGTAAACACTGGGAACTCCTTCTTCCTCCTGTTTAAGAGGAAACAGGCAATCACTGTAAGCGTGATAAAAACGGTGAGTTGTTTGCATGATCAAGCCAGGAGATCTTCGACAGCTTTGGAGAAACCTAGAGCGATATGTTCCCAGCGGTACTCTTTTCGTTGTGTTACCGCGTAGCACGAGTCGGCCACTTCTTTATAAGTGCTTTGGTCGTAATACAACTCGTTTAGCAGAGACACCATGTGATCGATACTGACCAACCCTCTTTCCACGCCGAGGTCTTTATCGGTCACCCACGAGGAGATGTCGGCAAGCATCCCAGCTTCATCCCAGATGTCAGCGCAGACAGTGTGGTTGGGGACAATCTGTGGTTTTCGGCAACTCGCATGTTCGAAACTAACCAACCCCCAACCTTCACCATCCGCTGTATTAATACCTACGTCGCAGGCGTTATAGATACGGTTAAGTACTTCGTCAGACGGAGCAGCAATATAGTTGATATTATGCGAGGTCATGACCAAGCGTTTGTGGTCATCGAGACCCTGCGCTGACATCTCCTTCTTAAACAGCGGAATAACATCCCAACCCAGATCTTTTGCACTCATGTGCAAATACAACATGGTGTCGGGTTTATCGACCGCGAATTTGGAGAAAGCTTTAATCGTTAGATCAATGCGCTTGCGGGGCTGGTTTCTATTGGCGTTTAATACGATGAATTTATCTTTAGGGAGTCCTAATTGATCTCGGGCTTCATCCCTGGGCATGGGTTTGAACCGGCCTGTGTCCACGCCATGTGGCAGAACACCTAGTCGCTTGGCTGGAACTTTCTGCTGGATGATGCGTTGAGCGCTATTGATGGTAAATGTGATGGCCATATCCCAGTAAGGGATATTGCGTAACATATCCGGCAAATAAGACTGACTATCTACCGGGAAGTAAACAATGAATTTAAATTTGTATTTTTCTTGAAGGAACTGAGCTTGTTCCCAAACCTGATTGGCGACCCAAATATCGTTTAGGCAGATATAAATATCTGGTCTTACCTTGTCGATAATCTCAGGGATACGCGGCAGACCGAATCGATCCGGGCAGTTGACGTTTGCCGCTGGGTAAATCTTGTACGGATAATCGTGTGGGTCGCCGCTGTAATTGATGCCTAATACGTGTACTTCATGGTCTTTACTCAGGTGCTCTAGTACACTATGTGTTACTCGACCAAATCCTGTATTACTACAAGCATCACCGTGCCAAAGAATCCTGGCCATTCAGATGTAGAATTTCAATACGGCTAATATAGCAACATTGTCAGCTTACTGATATGCCCAGTCGGGAAACCTTTGCCTATCGGCGCGGTGCTCAAATGCGGGCACTTCGGGCACAAGAGGATACATCAACAAACGTAGGAAGTATCTACTCTAAGGCGCGTGATGATTTTCATACGTTCTGTACTATTCTAGATAAACCCCCAGCAAAGCACATGCTGGAGTGGCACCAACATTTGATCACTGGAGAGTCGAATAAGTACCTGCTGGATATCGCTGGGCCAAATCTGGATATTCTTGCCCCACGGGGTTCGGCTAAATCCACGGTATTAAACCTATTTACCGCGTGGATTATAGGTAGGCACACAACTGCAAAGCTTCCTCTGCAGATCATCTATGTGTCTTATAACATCGCCACCGCAATCCCAAAGAGTCGGATTATTCGTCAAATTATTGATTCTTCGGAGTACCGCAAGGTTTTCCCGCGTGTTCAGTTAAAAGCGGGTATGCAGTCAGATATTGGTTGGTCTATCGACTTTGATTTTGCAGGCATCCCCCGCGTGGGTGATGAAGAATTTACGTTGAGGGCGGCGGGTCTCCGAGGCTCGATTACTTCGAAACGTGCTCACCTCGTTATCGTTGATGACCCTATTAAATCCAGCGCAGATATTAAAAACCCGGCAATCCGGGACGAGATGAATAACAACTGGTCTTCAGTTATTGCGCCGATTATTTTCGAAGGTGGTCGTTCTATTTGTCTGGGTACTCGATTCCACCCGTTAGATATTCATAAGACTATGTTTGTGCCCTCTAAAGGGTGGAAGCAGGTTACACAAGAAGCTATTACGTATAACAACATGGGGGACCCGGTCAGTTATTGGCCTGAGCAATGGTCCACCGAATACCTATTGGGACAAAAAGAGTTAGATCCTGTTGCTTTTGCCTTCCAGTACCAACAACAACCTGTGATGACCTCTGATCTGGTTGTTTCACCGGATCTGTTAGTTAAAAGTGAAGTTGTTACAGAGTTCGATTCACTTGCTGTGGGCATCGACTTGTCCGCCAGTAAAAACGAAACGAGTGACTACACAGCATTTGTTCTTGGCGGCCGTCTAGGGGATAAGTACTACATCATCGATGCGCATCAGTGCCGGAGTATCGGCAACTTAGAGAAAATAGATTTGCTTTGTGACATGCTCTTGGAGTGGGGTATCCTCACCAAGCAAGATGATGTATTCTACCCAACATACTCTACGGTTACTCTCGTCGTTGAGTCTGTAGCGTACCAAGCTTCGTTAGCCGCTGACTTGCGGCGGGTTCTCATTAATGAAAGAGAACTGAGCAACTTACATATTCATGAGATTAAAGGATTTAGAGGGGATAAGATCGCACGATTCCGGGGAACTCTAGGTCTGTTGGAAAACAAAAAAGTGACTTTTAACAAATATCGTAAGTTCGACGCACTCTTCGACCAGCTGATTAACGTTGGTGCGACTGCGCACGACGACCTCTTGGACGCTTACGTTTGGTTGATCACGTTTTTACAGAAGCGTGGGAACTTCTCGATTGAGTACTGATAATGAATCAAAAAATCTGGGTTGCTATTACAGCCCACAACCCCCTCGGCAGACTTAATTCCCTTGTAAACGTAATTAGTCCTTACGAGAAGTATCCATTTGAAGTACATATTCGTATCTATATAAATTATGAAGCTCAAGATGATGTTGAACTACTAGAAAAACTTTTATCTGCCTTCGCAAAGTTAAAAATAGAGGTTGTCGTAGCTTCTCCTGGTTATGAAGGCTGGTATTTAACTTGGGCGCATAAAACTGATCTAGCTTTAGCTGTTTTAAATAAACAAGCAGACTTTTATATTTACCAAGAAAATGACATGGTTATACCGCTTAATAGTTTCAACTATTGGCTGCGGTGGAAACCAAGATTAAACCGAATGGGTTTCGAGCCCGGTTTTATTCGGTACGAAACGTATAACGGCCTTAAGGTCCCGTTTGATAATCACTATGTATATAGTCTAACAAAGGAGACACCCAGCATTTGGGGGGATAAAGGATTCAACGTAACGAAATTTTTGGTAATCGATCACGTTGTGCAGTTCTTTGTTCAGGTCGCTAGCCCGTATTACGGAGCGATGATCCTGGACCAGTCAGACGCAGATCGATACATCCGTTCAGACAGTTACGATCCGGAGAAAAGCTACCAAAAAGTTGGTATCCGTAACTGGCCTATCGCCGACCGCAGTTCGATGGGCTTAGCTTTTGAGGATATACCGGAAGGTCACGAGCACCGACGCTGCATTCCTTTAATTCGGGAACACGGTGTCTACAAACCTCATGAAGACTGCCTTTTAAAACACGATGATCTTAAGTACGCGCCCGAACTTCATGAGAAGTTGGGATACGTAATAGACTGTAATAAGATGTTCAGGCTCGGTTAATGGTCCCGCGTGGGGCAGAATTTGTAGCTGTCTGCTATATCCTTCGCGGTACACATACTTGCACAACAGTCAGGCGAGAGGATGCCTATAGACTGAGAGCCCACATCGAAGCTTCGAATGGAACCATCTACTGGTTCAATCCCGGTTGATCCTGCGGTTAAGCCTAATTATTACAGGAAGGACGGTTTAGAGTGTTACGATGCACAGAAAGCTTCTGTAGGTTTAGTTAAATTTCAAGGTTATTTAGAGTGCTGTATTTATAAGTATTTATGGCGCTGGGAAGATAAAAACGGAAAACAGGATCTGGAAAAAGCTGCTGAATATCTGGCTAAACTTATAGAAACACTCGATTGATATGGACGTTAGGGCTTTCGGTTCTGTTTACGGGCAAACAGCCTCACTTCCCTACGCGAGTGGTTTCGGTTGGGCACCCGCTGGCGGTCGTCAGAATTTTGCTGCCTGCCGCGCAATTTTTATTGAAGCTAAAGCTTCTGGCAGTAAAGATTATTTGTCTGTAGAGCTGTCAGACGCTCCAGGTCAGGTGTCCACAGCGATTAACTTAGAGGGTAATACTCTTATTCCTATTTCCTGTACCGCACTTGTTAGTGGTTCCGTCCAGGGTGTCTTCGTTCTCTACTAATGGCTGAGATCGCTAAGAAAAAAGACCCTGAAAAATGGGCAAGAGCGAAAGCTAAAGCACGAGCAAAACTCGGCGGACACAGTGCCCGTGCAATGCAATTAGCTACAAAGTACTATAAGGAAGCGGGCGGTCGTTACGAGGGTAAAAAATCCTCAGAGAATCGGCTAAGTCGCTGGTCCAAAGAGGATTGGCAGACTCGCGAAGAGTACGAAAAATCCAAAGATTGACATGGATCTAACCACGCTGATCTCCGCACTATCCGGTGGCGACAGTTATCGCGAAAAAAGCGGCCTGCCCGAGTTCGAGGACATTACCTCGTATATGTCTGCAAAAGTTGATCCTGATGTGATGCAGATGAAGGATCTACTTATTGCTAAAGCTCTGTCGGATAAACACCTGAAGGCTGGAGTTATTGACTGATGGCGGATTTAGCTCGCGAAAAAGGACGTACCGAACGGTATCTTCCCAGATCCGCGTGGGCAAGTCTGTCTGCTGAGGAACGCCGTGCAACTGATGAGAAAAAGAAGCGAGCTACTGCCGGTGATAAACCTGTGAATACTCAGGTTCCAAACACTCAGGCAGCTCGCGAAGCACGCCGCCGCGCTTCTGAGTACATTAAAAGTAAGAAATCGTAAATTAATGGATCCTTTTTCCCGCGCTGGTTCTTTCTTTTCGAAAGCATTTGATGAGCAGGCTAATGCCGCAAATCAACAGGTGAAAGCCCAGCGTACAGGTATGCAGGATGCTCGATATGACGCAGATCAGGACGGATACAGTTTTTCTGGACCAGTCCCACCGCAAGATGGGCCTTACGGGGATAATGAGAGCCCTGTTTCCGGCTCGCCTGACTTTCTGGAGTCGATGAAGTCGGATATGTTGGCTCAAGCTCGGGCAAAACGACGGGCGGAGACCCCTACTATCGCTGCTCGCGCGGGGAACGGCATCAATACAGCAGTTCGGTACTAACATAGTGGCAGTTGACTGCCTGCCGTGCTGTTTGATTGTTTCCTTTATTTTGATGAGAAAGAGCTTTTAGAGCTCCGTATCAATATCCTTAAAGATATTGTAGATGGTTTTATAATTACAGATGCAAATAGGACGTTCAAAGGCGATCCTAAGCCTTTTACGTGCGTAGATACTATCCGTGAACTGGGTCTTCCTGAGGACAAAATCCAAGTTTTACACGTCGAATTACCTTCGAAAGAGGAAATTCCAAACCCGTGGGCACGAGAGTACGCTCAACGGGACGCTCTAGCGGTCGGAATGAGGATGACACCGCCCGATTCGGTGTTTTTCTTCAGTGATGTTGACGAAATACCCAAACCTGATGCCTTATTAGAGGCTGCGCGTCTTGCTCAGTTGTCACCGGAGCGTTGTTTCCGTCTTTCGATGCCTATGTTTTACGGTCGGGCAGATTTACGCGTCGTTGATCCAGAGCAAAACGATAAAAAACCGCCTACAAACTGGGTTTGCGGCACAATCGTGCTGCACGATCACTTAGATCAAACACTTTCGCAGATCCGCCGTAATCCAAACGATGTTGTTTACGGTAATTGCGACGCTGGTTGGCATTTCAGCTGGATGGGTGACGCTGCACGTATGAAGCGTAAGGTCACTTCCTTCTCTCACTGTTATGACGACATCCCTAATGCTGTTGCCCCGGCTTATAGCCAGGAAATGTTGGATCATTTAGACGCGTATAAGCCCACGGCGGGTGGTAACGATCCGTTAGGGCGTACTGATCACATTCTTATTGATTATCCCCATGAGCTTTTGCCTTCTGAGCTGTTTAAAATAGAGCGAGTGAAGAATTATCTGCTGCCCGATGTCTAAAGGTATGCCTGAGGGCCTTCGTAAGCACTTCGAAGAGAAAGAAGGTAAGGAGGGTAAGAAAGAAGAGCATAAGGAAGCTCTACGTAAGGCCCGCAGAGCTAAGATGAAGCGTCGCGCAGAGAAGGAAGCCCCTAAAAGCTGATTTAAACTACCAGAAAGGGAACAACCCTAATGCCGGCTGATAATCTCAGCGTTCGTCAACGTTTTAACGAGATCCTGGAGGCTTCACGCACCCAGGATCGTTCTAAGCAGTCGGCCACCATGGTCGTTTTGAGTCATCTGCAGCAAATGACGCTGTTGATGATGAAAAAGGGCCTGTTTTTTTACTGCGAACAAGACACCTATAAAGCCCGGACCAAATTTTTAACGGATTTACTCGATTTAAATAAGATCGACATCCGTTTTCCGTCGATTATCCGGAATTTTTTGATCGACGGCTGTGGATTGTTCTATTTCCGCCCTGATCCAAAACTAAAGTATCAAATCTACTTCTTCTCTAAAAATCAATATCGTGTTTATCACGATATAAATGGGAATATTGAGGAAGTCGTAATTATTTACAGTTATAAGGTACGTAATTCGTCCTTAGGTCTGCCTGCCGATACTTATGGGCAAAATAAGCGGTACGTCAGACTCTCGATAACTGCTGAAACCATTTCAGAGTTTGAAGCGAATACAGAGCTTAGTTTTGAGTTAGACCCTGGCACGGTTTTAACACCTAAAAGCCGTAAACCCAATACGCTCGGATTTATCCCCGCTGTTGAGGTTTTAAACAAACCTAATTCCAGCGGTACTGAGGGAGAAGGCGAATTTGAGGCGTTCATGGAGCAGATTGTGCTTCATGATCAGATGATGACGAATATTGCCAAGAATATTGAGTTTTTTGGCAATCCCACGCTGATTAGTTCGCGTCCCCGTAGCGATCTGGTGGAAGCATCGGACGCTGACCGGAACTTCCGGCCCACCATCAGTAGTCAGAGCGGATTTGCCGGATTAGATACACCGTCAACTCGTGTATCCGATCCATTTGGAGCGAGCTCTGCTCTGGGCGGACTTCGAGTTCCTCGCGTTATCGCCAACGTCGAGCCTACAGATCGTGTGGGCTACATGACGCCCGACCCCGTTAACGGGGATATGAATCGATACGCACTTCTCTTAAGAGAGGAAATACGTACAGCTTTAGGTGGCGTTGACGAGATTTCTGTCTCAGCTGGTGCTACCGCAACTGAAATTAAAGGCTTAATGGGTCGTGCTCAAGCAACGGCCCTGCGGAAAAACAAGAGTTTCTTAACTTACGGTTTCTGCCGCCTCTTGGAGATGATTATTTATCACCAGGAGATTATTTTCCGCGAAAGTTTCATCCAAGTTATGGGGCTTACACCCCCTAAAGAACCTAAAGAGCAAACTGAAGAATCTGTTGCTAAGTACCAAAAGAGACTCACTAAGTACGAGTCTGATGTTGACTTAGCTATTCAAACCGCTGTAACTGAAAACAAAGTCCCACGTGGCGTTTACGGCCTTCCGCCTGACGGAGATCGTAACGTTACATATCGCTTTCAAGGCGATGTTTACGAAGATACTGCGTACGACATCAACCAAAAATCTATCGTCGTTCGAAATCTTCAAGAGTTGGGTGTTGATTCTGTAGAGGCTCTGAAGTATCTGTTCCCGGATAAAACCGATTCAGAACGTGCCGAGATGCTGAAGGGTTTTCCCTTCAGAATGATTCAACAAACCCAGGGCGCTTTCCAGCAATTTCTACTATTATTGAATCAGATGTTGCAAGCGCCACATCCACTTGCGCCGAATCAACCGCTTGCGGCTGACCCTCGGCTAAACATAACGCCCTTGCTCTATAGGACGTTTGACCACCTTGCGCAAGAACTGACTTACTCGGGCAGCTATGAGCCAGCAGATCCCAGCTTCGATCCCGAGCCCGGTATCCCCGGCGGTAGCAGCCCCGCAGGCGGCGCCCTCGGCGGATATGGGCTCAACAGCCTACCCGCAGTGGGTAGCAACTACCCAGGCGGCACCTTCGGCAGCTATGCCCCAAGTGCAGTCGCCGGCAACACAGGCTTCGGTCCCTTCTACCAACAGCCAGTACAGCCAGTCTCCGTCAACGTCCTCCCCGTCCAACCCGTGGGAAGCGGCGATGAGCAGCTTGGAGCGGGTGGTCTCCCGTATCTCTCCGTCCCCCAGCCAGACAGCGTCGTATCAGCAGAGCCCGGTGGCGCTGCAGGATACTCAACTCAGCAGTCTGCCTTCACAGGCCCAACAGCCTTGGGCTTACCAGGCACCCCAGGCTCCGCTGATCTCGTCCAACAACGGGTATACAACCCAGACTTCTTATCCGACTTCTACGGAGCAACAAGCTCCGCAGCTAAGCCAAGAAACCGCCGCCGTCGTTAATCACTTCGGCATCGAGGCTCCTGGAATCCTCAATCAGTACTCCGTTACTCTTGAGGATGCTCTGATTCAACAGCACACCGTGCTGGAGAACGTGGCTAGCCGCGCCATGGCCATGGAGCAGATTCTGACTGATCCCGATCAGCTTGCTGATTACACCAACCGGTTCTTCACCGAGGTGTACCCCGTGGACGAAGCAGCTCCTGTTCAGGAGAATGCTTATCAACCCCGTTACGATCAGATGCCCGCCGTTCCCGCTTCGGCTGGCACCGGCACTCCCACTGGTGATCCCCAAATCCAATGGGAAGGTTTCAGCAACGTGATGAACCAGAACCCTGAGCAAGCTTGGCGTGTTCTGTCTCAAATGAGTCCTGAGGCATTCCGCTCCAAACTCTTGTTCCTGGACGGCAACTGATCTATAGTTTGTCCGCTCCGGTGGATAAGGGACACGCCCTCGTCTTTACAGACGGGGGTTTTTTATTGGTAAACTCAATTAGAGACATTTAAAACTATGCCTTTTAAATCGGAGGCACAGCGCCGCAAATTTTATGCGATGGAAGCTCGGGGCGAGATCTCGAAAGCAAAAGTCGCTGAGTATGAAAAAGAAACTAAGGGCAACCTCCCTGAGCGGGTAAAGGCGAAGCGTAAAGCTAAGAAGTACACTGAGAGTAAGCGTAAGAGCTCCAATGCCTAACTCTCTGGGTCGTCGTCAAGTTCAAGTTTCTACTTCAGCTGAAGTTGAGACCTTAAAAAAAGAACTTGAAGAACTTAAAGCTCTTTATCGCACCGATATGGCCAATATCAGTGCTGATATGAGTCACCTGAATTCTCAGCTTACTCCTGCAGCTAATACAGAAAGTTAAAACTTAGACTGGGTATAAGCGCATATCCGCCGTGACTTATACCCCACTTTCTAATTACAAGTACGACTCAGGCCCTCATCGGATTCAAAGTGGTCCGAATTATGAGGGCTTTGTTGTTGTCGCTTCTGGTATTAATGATCTCGGAGCCGATCTCGGTGTAATTACTCCGGGAGCACCTAACAGCGGGTTGTGGTATCAGACAGACGATTGGAGGTCTGTACCAAGAGCTGTTTCCGGTTATTGGACTGATTACACGCACGATGTAGCCTACGAGCCCAGTGGAGCTCTAGATGCTTACGTTGGATATCGTTCGATTAGCTCCACAACCGTTGCTGGTGTAAAAACTCAAACTGCGACTACACCGGATTACGGGGTTCGTAACGCGGGTAAATACCTTTATTACGGTGGAGGCGCCCCTGACGGTCAGGTTTACACGCCGTTCAATACTCCTGATAGCAATTCGGCTGCGGAGGGATATACCGGCGGTGGCGTTACCCACCGTAACTATGAGGGTGCGATATTAACGAATGATCTTGGGAGTCAGGGCACAGCTAATAGGGCTGAATGGCGATATAACCCCCCGGTATATTGCAAAACTTACACTGAGACTGTTCGTTCTCAAGCTCCGGGATTGATGTCCACGCCCCTCCGGTTTATATACCGGGGCGGTTCTACACGGTATGTATCCAATTACGGTTCTGTTTACTACCAGATCCCTGAGAGCGTGCGTGGCCTTATCCGTCCCTTTAGCACGTCAGTTAACGTCGGCAATCAGCCGCAGGTTTAACGCTAAGAATGCGACAAAATAGATCGCTTTTAACGTCTTTTAGTTATAAACTACACTTGTAGTTTCCGGAGAAATCGGCAGTGTTTGTCGATAATGATTTCCCGAAGCTTCTCGGCGCCGAACTTTACCGTCCGCACCCCGCGTACGTTGTAGAGATGGCAGCAGAACCTGTGGTCGTTCATGACTTCAGTAAGCAGCCAGGCCAGACTGTACAGTTAGATCGTTACAGGTTCTGGGGCAATCCGGGAAGCAAAGAGTCACGTGAGCGTACTGCTGAGCAGACCATTGGTACTGCTAACAGCCGTAATATCGTGAAGGACAAGGTTCTCGTGACTCTTCGCGAGTATACCGGTCCTGCCGACCCGACTGATCCTACCCAGCCCAGCACCTTCAAGATTGCTCGCGAGACTCTGATCACCGCGCAGCGTCTTCTGCTGGATACCGGCAACCTGACTGCCTTCCACCAGTCCATCGGTTCGCTGACCCTGCTTGACGACTATCGTCGTTGGCGCGACCGGGTGTTCATCAACGAACTCCTGAAAGCTGTTTCCAAGGGCCAGGCTTCCGACAGCCAAGGTGGTTACTACTACCCCGGCGATCTCGCTGTTGGTAGCCTCACCTATGCCAACGCCGAGCAAGCTAAGTTCGACGTTAAGGACGACCTGCTGCGCGTGGTGAAGAGCCTGCGTAAGCGTAACGTCCCCACCTACCAGGACGGTTTCTATCGCTGCGTTTGCGATCCTACCTTCCTGATGCACCTGCGTCAGAACAGCGACTTCCGTGAAGTTGCTCGTTACCCTGGCAACGGGCAGATCAACCCGCTCATGTCGGCGATGCAGCCTAACGCTGCTATCTACATGGGTCAGGGCTTCGGTCAAGCCACCTTCGTGGCTGGTGAGCCGATCATGCCCACCGGTTTCGTGTTTGAAGGCGTTCGATTCTTCGAGTCGACCAACATGCCTTCTCAGAACGCAACCGCCACCATCGCAGGTACTTCGAAGTCCTACGAAACCGCGATTGGTATGTTCTTTGGTCCCCAGAGCGTGGGCGTCGGTATCGGCGGCAACAACGCTCAGGTGCTCCTGAACAACAACGACGACTTCAGCCGTTTCATCATGATGATTTGGAGCCTGTACGCAGGTTTCGAACTCCTGAATGCTGATTTCGCCACCATCGCTTACTCCTTTAACGCTTGAGGAGGTAACTAACGATGGCAATTAATCCTGCACAGATCTCCGTTTCGAAGATCTACCCCGGTAACTACACCAACGTTCTCCGGTACTGGCACGAGTCCAAGTCTGTCGATTTTCTTAACGAAAACGGCACAGCTGAGACTCTGGCTAATCAGCCCGTTGGCGGCCCTGTTGGCGTTATCTTCCGTCCTGGTTGGATCGCTCAGCAAGCTGTCGGCTATGTCGACCTGTCGTACCAAGCTCTTGGCTCTGTCAACCAGCTTGAGTACTACACCACCCCTTGGGGTTCCGGTCTGAACGGCGATAACAAGGCGTTCACCTCCGGCGATGTGATCATTCCTTCGCCTGATTACCACAAGGACATTCGTGCCGATATCGCTAACGGCATTACTGTTCCTTCCGGTGCTTATGTGTACCGTGTGGGCCTCCGTCTCGACGGCGGCGATGTGGTGAACAGCGGTGTTGGCGGTGCTTCGGCTACCCCCACCCTGGGTCTCGGCCCCGCCCTCGGCGTTGGTCTGACCACTGCCCCCACCCCCAGCGGCTTCTTCGCCACTGTGGCCGGTTCGAACAACCGTATCGAAAACGGTTCGTTCAACTCCAGCAACGCCTGGAATGCGGCAAACATGCATGTGGTGACTGCCGACACCACCTACAAGCTGTACACCGTGGGCAACCTCGGTGGCGCTGCTGCCTCTGGCCTGGCTCAGGCTTCCGGTGTGTACGATCCTCGTGCAAAAGCCGGCAAGCTGTCTGGCAAGAACAAGGCTCTCGCTCTGTGCGAAGTGTGCTGGCTTATCCCCGATGAGCCGCCCAAGCGCGACGATGTGGCCCTGCAGCCTGGCGGTGTGGTGGAATCCAGCATCTACACCTCGACCAGCCCTTCCTGATATACTCAGGACGCGAACCAAGGGTCTCTACCCCCTCTTCGGAGGGGGTTTTTTATTTGCGTGTAGCTATACTGAGTGTCGATAACTGCTCACATAATGCCAGTCGCAGAAATGAAGGAGTACACCTACACCCCTAACGGGGTCAAAGTGTCTGTAATCAGTGTTCACGATGACGGTGAATACTTTATGGTTAAGTCCGTGACCACGGGCAAAATCTTCTTCGCTCATAAAAATCAGATTGCTGAACGAGAGTTAGAGCCTGAGACGGCAGAAAAAACACCAAAGCAACGCCGTGGACGCACAATTGCTAAACCTGAAGTCCCTGCTTTTAATCGGGTAAATATCAACAGTGCTCCCCCTGAGTTGCTTACTCAGGTTCTAAAGGGAGTTGGCATGAAGACTGCGGTTCAAATTAAAGAACTTCAACAGTCCATGCCAGGTGAGCGTTTCTCCAAGCTGGATCAGCTTAAGGAGATCAAGCATGTTGATTGGGACACTGTTCTTGCTGACGATCACGTATACGTAGAGTGACACAAAGGACAGCTCTAGAATGTGAGTATCTGGGGCTTTATTCGTGTCGACCATACTGACCTCTCAGCTCGAACAGATCGAACGGTATCTGGTTGAGCAAGGGGTCATTTTTAATACGCAAATAACTGATGCCACTAAGCGTGAGGTTGTTTACGCAGCGGTAAATCAGTTAACGCGTAACGGGTTTGAAGTCGATAGTTATGCTCTCTGTCAGTACGACTTTGATCGCGCTTGTTATCACTTAAATTACAACATAGCTTCCGTCAGTCCTGCTGATTACGCTCGACTTTTGGAGGCTTGTAACAATATCCCCAGCGAGTTTTATTACACCAAAATTGTCGAGCAGATTCAGCGGTGTGAAGTTGCTGAACCTTTGTGTGAGCTAGCTAATGGTCGTGCCACAAACCGGCAAGAAACCATCCTAGGTGAAGGCACGGAAGTACTAAATCGCTCTATTACAATCCAAGACAAACGAGTTGTTGCTCGTATCTGGCGGGAAAATTATCTGTATGAGTGTGATCGTTTATCTAATATTCTCCATGTCGTTAACTATAAAGATCCTTTAATTGCGTCCTCTCGTTTTATCGAAACTGAAGGAGATTTTATTCAGGGTTATCCTGGTCCCCCTAACCCTGCGTTAGCAGATGATCTGTATTTTTCGACAGCGTGGCGCTGAGTAGAATATTTATATCCGAGGGTTAAGGTGTGGCGGATTTAACGACACAGGAGTTAGAGCAAATCCAGAGCTATTTAGCTCAGCAGGGTATTGTATTTCAACCGGATACGGTTGATACAACAAAGCGTGAAATTGTATATGCAGCTATAAATCAGTTAGCCAGAAACCCCGCTCAGGTTTTTGGTTATAGACTTGATGATTTTAATTTTAGTCGTGTAGCTTATCACCTTGGGTATAATATAGCCACAGTTCCTGCGGGGGATTATTCGCGGTTGATGCAGGCTTGCAACAGCATCCCCAGCGAAATCTACGTGGATAAAATCGTTCAACAGATCGAACGTTGTGAGGAAGCGGAACGTTTAACTGAACTGGCTACTGGTCGAGCCACCAGCCGTCAAGAGACAATTTTAGGTGACGTTAGCCGTTCTATTAATATTCAAGATAAGAAGGAAACAGCAAGAATATGGAGAGAAAACTATGTGTTTGAGACAGATCGCTTAGCGCAGATGTTATATGTAGCAAATTATCGTAATCCAGTAACTAATCGATACAGATTTGAGCGAAGCGGAGCTTCATTCGTGCAGGCTATTCCTGGCCCACCGACAGCATCACGTGCTGATCGAATGTATTTTTACACTAACTGGCGCTAGACTTTTCATAGCTTAGGTAGCTTGTAGATCTAATGGCTCCCAAACCTCTTACTGCGCAGGATTTACTGAATCTTGCAGGTGTTTTCGCAGGGACTCTTGGGGGTCAATTCCGCAAAATGGCGGGTCAGTCAGGTATTTTGCCTCCTACCCGTCAAGGTCCGCGCGAGGGTATTGAAGCTGCCCGTGGGGTGTTCAAGGCACCTACCCCTAGTGTTAAGCCCGGCGGAGGAGCTACATATCAATTAGGTGCTACTGCAGGTCCCGCTCCGGCTCCCGCTGCTCGTGCTGTTAGACCCGAGCCACCTGTTTCTCCTGTTTTCCAACCGCCTGCCACTCCGGCTTTACGCTCTACTGCTACTCCTACTGTCAATCAACCTTCTTTACCTATTGTCTCGCGTCCTACTGGTTCTCCCGAATTAGCTCGTCAATTAGAGGCTCGGGAGAGTATTAAGTTAATGGCTGATGACGCCGGTAATCAGTTTTATGTAGGCCCCGGCGGGCGTGTTTTATCCGAACGGGAGGTAGTGGAAGCTTATGCGGGCCGTATTCCCTCTGCCGTGGAAACAAGCCCAATTACGAGTCAAGCTATTCAGGGTCCTGTAAAACCCTCCTTACCGGTACTTGACCCTAAAGGCACTGTTTATAAGCAACCCAGTTTATTTGGTCCCGCAGATAACCCTGCGGTTCGAGCTTTTTACGAAGCAGGCGGCCAACCCCGCGCTTTTGCGTACAAAAAAGCCGGTGGATTTGACGCCGAGACTCAACTTGGTCCTCGGGCTTTTGTTGAGGATATGAGTGGCAACCTTGTTCCTAGTTCTAGCAGAGTCTTTTCGGGTGAGGCTCCGGGCCAATTACCTTTAAATCTTCGTACTGATATAACTTCTGCCTGGTCCCCTAAAGGTGCTGAGCTTCGTAATCTTTTGAGTAATCTGCAGGGTCGGTTACCCTTAATCGCCTTGGGTACAGCGGGTGCTACTGCTGCTACTGGCGCTGCATTTAATTTGCTTGGGGGAGAGGAGACGCCGCTCGGTCCCACCACCGCTAAACCCCCCGCTTCTTTAGAGGAGCAAACCGCTCCTAATAATGTTGACGCCACCGTTATAGCTGAACAAACAGAAGTTGCTGAGGCTGCTGCTCGCGATCTAGCCGCAGGCGGGTTGGCAGCTACTACTCAGCGTTTTAGTGATCGCAATAGCAATCTTCGGCAAGCAGCTCAAGCTGCAGCCGCCAGTGCTCGATTAGATCCTTCCCGCACTGGAGGCGCTCCGACCACGCCCACCAAAGGCACCGTGGGAGCTCCCGCAGACTACAAGCAGATTGCTCAGTATTACGCTGCTCGCCGTCAGGAGGCTCTTAAGCCTAAGAGTGTTGATCAAACTGTTCTGGAACTCCAAGCCAGCGGAGCTCTCGACAAAGCTGGGATCGCTCAATGGGCTGCCTCTAATCCCGTTCTTGCCTATGAGTTGAATCAAAAACTCCGCTCTCGCGATATCTCACAGCAATCTCAAAATGTAGTGGGAGCTGAGATTACTTCTCCGTTGGGTTCCAACGTTAATAATCTGGTTCCCGGCAGCACCCAGGGTCTGATTGATGCAGCCGAGGGTAAAGACCCGGCTATTAAGGATGTGACCAACGCCACCGTGTCCACATCCATCGCTCCTATGCCTCGGGATATGCAAGCATTCTTTAATCGCGTCGGCTTTCAGAACCGCGTTTATTGAGTTAAACTACTGATATTGAGGTCGAGTAATGACTTACTCCCAAGGATCTGATTTCAATACAGGCCCTATTTGGGACGCGATGAAATTCGCGGAAACACCCAAACCCTTTGACTGGGGAGGAACATTAGCCGGTATTGGAGCCTTAGGTGAGGGTGTCGGTAACTTAATCCGAGGTATTCGTGGTGAACTTCCAGCCCCGATGGGGATGGCTACAAGTAAGCTTTCCGAGTACTTTAACCGAGACAAACAAGATTCTTCCTTGGCAATCTTGTTGGAGAAACTCTTAAGGGAGAAAGAAGAAGATATCGATTTAAAAACTAAAACAGGTTCTACAGATATCTCCAAAGCAGGTGGTATTTAATCATGTCGAGCTCCTCCACAAACAAGCAGCCCTGTTTAATTGATCGCCCTTTTCTTCGGGGCGCTCGAATTAACAATGGCACCGGAACTTGTAATCCTACAAACCCGAATCTGACTGATTTAATTCAGTTAGTCCGCGTGGGCGACCTCCCCTCCGAGGATGCTGCCCTCGTCGAGGACATAACGATTGTAAGTAACGAGGATTATCCCGATAACAGCGGTATCCGTACAGCCGATATCGGTCTGTATGTATACGCTCCTAACCAAGCTGCTCCCTCTACATCGGCGGCTTTAATGGTCGGCCGTTTTGAAGTCGGACTGAGTGGAAGCACCTTCGGTTACCCCCAATCGGTTCAGTTATTTGGTATTAACGCCCCTGTTCCCCAAGTTGGTGATACCGCCATTGTTGCTCCGATTCAGATCGGTAAAGGTGAGGGTCTTTATTTAGAGAAGGGTTATATTCTCTGCGCCGGTTACATAGGGAATGGTCCTACGTCTATTTCTGGCGGTTTAAGTCCTTCCGGTATTACTATTTTCGCTCAAGGCGGATTCTATTAAGTCGTGGCCCGACGCAAGGGGTCGGATAACTTCGGTTTCAGGTCTTTAAAGGCTAATCAAGGTTTTGAGCAGCCGTCTAATGTACCTGGCGCCGATAATCCTTCCCAGTTAATAAATCCTCTACCTTTTAAACGTCGTTTTCGTCCTGCTACGGGAACTAAGGATTTCAGCATCCTTAGTGATTATGACTATGCATCTCTGTGGAGCCGCTGGCGGCGGGGTTATGAGCTGGCGATGTACTCGCAGCAGGCATATGACGGTTTAACTTATAGCTTCAAATATTATTTACTAGGCACTCCCGGAATAGGCATATTTCTGCCTGGGATTGCTTTTATGTATCCCACCACTCGCGCGGATATGCGCATGTGGATGGTTGGAATTAGACCTCGGGATTCTTTTAACTTTTTGAATTTCGGTTATGCAATTTCAGCTGTTTCTGACTATGACGCCGACACTTATGCGGTTCGATTAAATAGCAACTTCGGCGCTCCTATTTCGTTCTTTACCGGGGAAATTTTATCAAACCGATTTACAGCAGCTGGTACAGATAAACAATATGGTTTTAATAATTACACGGTCAAAGGCGTAGGGATAAACGGTGTGCCTGCATCTAACCCCGGATACGCTCCCATATACAACACTTTATTTTTATCACATACAAAAGAAAACAGTTGGGCGGTTGTTAACGCTAATACTCTTGCAGTCCCTGCATCAGGTCCACCCGCTGTGGGTGAGTACCTGACAACTGAGATGCGCTCTCAGTGTACGTGCCCAGATTTCTTAGGTAGAGAAGGGTTTAATCTTTATGATCTTTCTCTCCGTCGTAAGTACCCTTACACCCGAGTCCAGAATTTTGATCCTGGGTTTTATGACGGGGGTCCTGATTTGGGTGCTGACCGCATTCAACAGTCAAGTGACAGTCCTGGTTGGGCGCGGGGCTTTGGTTTTATCTATTTAAACCAGATCTACAACCTTCCTCAATATACAGAAGCTGTTTATTCCGACCCTAATGTTTACTATTATCAACCGCGTTGGTGTAAACACATCTACGCAGCTATGTGGGATCTGAAGTATAGATTCGGTCAGAACGCTGTTAGTTCACCTTGGCTTCCGCAGCCAAATGATGAACCAATGAACGAATATTATCGGGAGAAGTTTGAGATAGATCTGAATAAACAAGTTGATTTTTATAGGCGAGAACGGGATCTCCGGTGGTGGGAACGTTATAGCCCGAGTAAAAACGATATGCCTACTCACATGATGTACCCGGATATGTACAACATGATGAGTAAAACTTTAAATAGTGGAGGTGTAAACTCGAACGTACCTCTTGAAGCTAATAGCTTCGAGATGTTTACTGTTGATGAATTTGATCCTTTTGCACCTGTTAATTTACAGAACTTACAAGTTTATGATGGCGGTCAGTACGCTAACGGTGTTCTAATTAGTCAACCCGTTAACACCCTTAACGGTGGCCAGTATACTAATGGTCAGTTAATCCCTGCGCCTAGTTTTCCGATTAACGGCGGCGTTTACACATGACATCAACACCAGTTGTTTTACTTCTTAAGCGCTCGGGTCAGTCGTCCGATAGACCTAGCGGAACGGTCGTTCAGAATGGTGAGCTGGCATTATCTTTCGGCGCAGTTGATCCTGGTCTCTACTTCGAGGATTCCGCAGGTTCCATACGAAAAATTGGTCCTAACCATTACGCAGCTACGGCACCTAACTCCTCTCCCGTTGGTTTAGCTGGTAATTCTGTCGGTGAAACTTGGGTAGATAGTTCGACCTCTAACTACTACTTCAAAGTCTGGAATGGGACCACGTGGCTGAAAGTAGGGGCTGGTTTTGCCGATACCGCGACATCGGCTAGCTCTGCCAACACAGCTAACTCGGCTGGATCTGCCGTAATGGCTTCCGGAGCAATTCTTGCCTCAGGCACGATATTGGCCTCTGGTGCTCTCTCCGCGTCCGGCAGTATTCAAGCCTCGGGTGCGATCATGGCCTCGGGCGCAATTCTATCTTCTGGGGCACTGAACGCCAACGTTGCATCCGGTATTCCGGCTGCCTCGGTCGCAACTACGCTTCCCGTTTCTGCCCCCGTGGGGACGCTGTTTTATCAAACCAACGCCCCCAGCGGACTGTTTATCTATACCTCAGCTGGCTGGGCTCTTACTTAACGGAGTTTCCGAACCGTTGCGAAGGGTGGCTTTTAAGAACCACGCGCCTTTAAACATCATGCCGACAAGCTCGGCTGCGTAATTTTCTACGTCGGGTGCGCCCACTTCCTTTGCCATGCAGCCAACATCTTTCGCCATCATGCCGCAGGCTTCCAGGTTCTTAGTGTAGACCGTAAGCATCTCTCTAGTGTCATATGATTTTACATGTTTAAATCCTTTATATGCCGAAGCTAGTCCTCGGTCACACATTGGCATCAGATAGTCCATCGTGCGAACAAACTCAGCGATCGCATCGAACTGCTCGATGTGTGCTGCGTACTGTTCCTTTAGAAACTCGTGAACGGGTATAAAAAGAGGACCTTCGAGGTTTAAGTGAATCAGGTGCGATTGGGTGTACAACTGATTCAGATACGAAGAAAGCGACACCAGCTGCGAGATTAACTCGTCAACTGATGCCGCTGGCTTTACGTCTACTTCGCCGATGATCATTTGCTGGACCGGCATGTCCCCCTGTGGGGCCATCGGATTACCAGATTCAAATGCGGCGGAGTAAGTCATATCAGAAAGAGCAAGCTGCAGCGGTAGCGGGAGCTTCTGCAGTTTCTACTTTAGCGCCAGTTGTGCCTTGCAGGTACTCTTCTAAGGCCGACTTGTTCACACGGTACAACGATTTTGCACCGTTAGGCTGCAGATTCACGTACACGCTTTTAGGCCAACCACCGGGCTGGTTAGCTTCAGCGAGTGCAATCCGCTTCCGAACAAACCCACTGCTGCAGTTAAGCAGTTCAGCTGTTTCTGCGATTGTAAGGAGAGTTTTACCGTCCGACATTTAGTGCTCTTGTAGAGAAGCAACGATGCCATGGTAACCCTATTTGTCCTAGTCGCAACGCAGTATTCGAAGCCTAATATCTTCTTAAGGTTTCAGTTGGTATGATTAAGACGAGTTGAATGAGTCTCGTGTCAATTCGTATTGCAGGAGAAATTTTTAAAAATTACAATGTGCCAAAGCGTGATGTTCAGGGCGGTAAGGAATTTTCTGTAGCGGCTAAGGAAGGCGATGAGGTTCGTCTGGTTCGTTTTGGGGATCCAAATATGGAAAATCGGAGTGACGATCCTGCGCGCCGAGCTGCTTTCCGCTCACGTCACAGTTGTGATGAAAAGAAAAGCAAGCTGACTCCGGGCTTCTGGAGCTGTCGAGCCTGGTAACATAGTATTACTAGGTGCGTTGAGTATACTTTTAACCGGTGTTGTTTGGAGGGGCTAAGCTGTAATTAGCCGCTCTATAGTCGTGGGCCGCCGTAAAGACCAGGATTTGTCGGACATCAACTGCGGTCTGACCCTTGAGGACGAGTTTGTCCTGACCCGAATCCGAACTAAGGCTCATTCGCTAGATGACCCTAAGGAACGCGATCAGTATCTCTGGGCTACGGTTTTTAAATTAATTTGCCGTGAGCGAGCTTATAAAACAGTTATGCACGAATGCGGGATCGCTGTGGAAACCAATATGAATCTATTTGATCCTGAGGAAGCTTCCGAAGATAACTGAAAATAAACGTACAATAAATAAAGAGCAAATGTAGAAATGGCCCCTCTTGATTATCGGGAAATTGCCCGGCAAAAGGCGGCTAAATACGGTTTAATACCGGAAGTTTTTGAGCGGCAAATAGCGGCGGAGTCTGGGTTTAATCCTGCAGCAGTCTCGTCAGCGGGTGCGACGGGCATCGCTCAGATTATGCCCTCTACAGCAAAGGGTTGGGGCGTAAATCCACGGGATCCCGTTGCTTCTTTGGATGCTGCCGCTAAGAACATGGCAGCTTACATTAAAACGTATGGTGGGGCTGGGACTTCTGATCCCGTAAAAGTTCGTACCGCCTATGAAAAGGCCCTACAGGCTTACAATGCGGGTCCCGGTAGTGTCGGTAAGTATTTTCCTGCTGAAACTAAAAACTATATAAGTAAGATTATTGGTCCCGATAAATTCAGTTTTACGGATGCCCTTGCTTCTGGACAAGGTGTTTTAAATGCTGCTGCCGATGGTGGTACGACTCCTCCTCCCGAACCTATAGCTCTACCGAGGAAAGATTTTAATCAGATTTTTACACAAGTTGCTTCTGATTTTCTTGCCCGCAACTTATTGAATCCTGCGTCCTCTACAACTTCTACAGATGCTCAAGCTTATTTAGCAGCTGCCGATAAGTTGGATGAGAGCACGAGTATCGAAGATCAAGCTTTAGCCGAAGAATATAGGAATCAAGCTATTCAGGCACAGACTATAAAAGACTTCAGCGGCGGTCTGGATCCAATGCAGCTTATAAGTAAGTACATAGAAACAAAACAAAATGTATCAGAATACAATAAACAACAAGAGATACTTGAGAAGTACGCTAATACCGTTCGGGGTGCCTCCGAACTTCCAGACACCGTGGAGGATACGGTTCTGCCTACAGCAGGTAAAGGTCTCGCGTATAAAGGAGCTGTTTTAACTTCGGCTAAGGACACAACAGGTGAGCCTGGTTTTGACTTTGTAATTCCGGGCGGTAGAGGAGCTGCTTTCCGCGCACCGTTCAACGCACAGGTAGTCAAAGTCGTTGGTAATCAGAATTGGGAAACCAATCTTGAGAAAGGTCCTGGCAAGCGTGGGTACGGTAACTATGTAGATTTACGGGTTAAGACTCCCGATGGGAAAGCCTTTGACGTGCGTTTAGCCCATTTCGATAAGGTTAATCCCCAACTTAAACCGGGTGCTGTTATTGGACCTGGAACTTTAATTGGTACTCAGGGTCGCACAGGATCTACAACCGGAGCTCACGTATCCTGGGACATGTATGATCCCGGTAAGAACACAACAAGTCCAGAAGTTCTGCGGTATCGAGATATTTTTGCCGATAGAATACGCAAAGGACAACCTTTATTCTGATGGGCGCATCTCCCGCTGAACAAGCTCGTCAAGCTGCACAAGGAGCAGTTGAAGAGGCCAAAAAGCAGCAGAAAAAACTCGTTAATGAGCTTGAGAGAAAAACTGGTAAATACGAGAACAAATTTGAGAAGGCAGCGGAGACTCTCGGCAGCTTAACCGGCACTTCTATGCCGGAATACGTAGATGAGGCTACCAAGCGCTTCTACGAAACCGTGGGAGCAGTTAAATCTGAGTATGAACCTAAGTTAGTCAATTTTCAGCCTAACTTACTAGCTTCTCCTAGCACTTCACAACTCACGGACTATCTTAAAGGTGCAGCCCAGTTATATACCGGAGCTACTGGGGGCGTTGCCCAAGGTGTGAGTCAGCGTCTGTATGACACGCTAGCTGCTCCCCAGCAGGCTTTTACTGTCTCTTCTAAAAATCCGGCCTTCGAGAATCTACTAAATCCCATGTATATGGGGTTAGCCACAAAACCTCCTACTATTAGGAGTGATACTGACTCCTTTAAGCAACTGTATACTTACAATGTCTAGTCCTTGGAATTTATCCAAGCATGAACGGAAGGTTGAGTTTCACGCAAACGCACCTTCCGCTAAACATGACTACAAATATAGGCAGCGTCGAGACATTCGATTTGCCGGATCGGTGTGGGAAGAGAGCGGAGATCAACGATCTTTTCGTTTAGCTCGTGCCCGCCGATCGGAACGTATGAAACAAACACCAACGGGTATTGGTTTTGGCGAACAAGATACTTTTGGACCCGATAACGATTATGGAACTATAGAGATAATTAAACAAATACCCGACCAAGGTTACTATAGAGAGAGCAAAATTCGTTAATACGCTCCTCTGTATTATTTACAGAAGGCATGTAATAAATAAACCCGTGACATCTAGTTTTAGGGATCAGTGTTAAATCCGGGTTGTCTATAAAAATTTTTGGATGTTCCCGCATCACACATAGAGGTAAATCAATATTCAGTTTTTGAGTTGTTATCAAAGCAACTTCAGCTGAAGTTAAAAAAATTATGGCCTCATCGAATTCTTGTCGTACGTATCTCCTATATGCTTCTTCTAACCAGACGCGTTGAGCAGATCTTTGAAATCTTTTACGCCTGTGATACAACGACGGATCTGGCGGCTGCTCTCCGCTAGTTAAGAAATCTCTTGGAGGATATAAATAAACAGATTTGGCCTTCCATTTCTGTTTTAGACCGTTGTCCGCAACTGTGAAGTACCGCTCGGCTCCCACAATTGTGTTTGCATACTTACTCGATGCCGGATCGAGATCTATTTGTCCCCCAAAGAATGCCGCTGTGGTTGCAGCAACGTCCACGGGGGACACAAAATCATACGCCGCTAATGGCATCGTTCATACGCTGTGTAATCATCTCTTCCGCCAAATTAAGATCAATTACATGTACACTCATTCCGGAGTGATCGATCATCACCACTATTGGTGATTCGTTTTCTGACTCAGACTGGATTAAGTTTACGAGCTTCTTGAGGAAGTCGCAAAGCTCCTCGTTCATAAGCTCTTCAGCTAGAGCGATATCTTTATGGATGTCGCTTAGCGTCAGATACTGTGAATCATCCGGGCGTTGAGGGTTAAAAAATAAAGCTCCGATTCCATCTGCTTTGCGGAATTCGGTGTATAGAGTAACTACATCGCCGATAATCATCTTTACCGCATTTAAAGAAATACGGTTTTGTACCTCTGATTTACTAAACAGGCTGTTGGCCAACCGTTTTGCTTTTTGATTAAATTCTGGCATCTTAATAGTTGGTGAAGTTTTTCCAGGCGTCGGAAAGAACTCTAGTCGAATCAAATAGAAAATTCGAGATGTTGTTTTCCGTAGGGTCTAGTTTGCAATAGTGCCTACCTTCAATTAGACCCGAAGTTCCTCCTGAGGTAAGTCCCTGATATACCAATTTATCTATAGCTACAGGTTGTACCCCTAACCGCGCTGCGAGTGCCTTTTTATTGACGAAAGCTGTGGTTAGACCGCCCGTCTTCGAGTTCGCCAACATCTGTAACGAAGTGTCGATGCTGCGTAGTATCTCTTGAAGTTCTTTTGAGAGAAGTAAGTCCATAAGAAGTTGAAGTGAGGCCGCCGACTCCCCAGGCGCCTGGCAAGCCGGTTCGCTTACGGACTGTCGGAAACGAGAAAAACGACAGTCGCCTCACAGTACCACCGTTTTGCCCGTTCTTGCCCACGGTGGCCCTTAAATTCTAAGGTTGTCTTAGCCATTGTGTATCGGATAATTCCTCTACGGGGATTAATTTTTTATTTAGACCGGCTCTGGTTTTGTTTGTTATTAGGGGTGTCTCGAATCTAGACACATGGTGGCATGGATTTACGCACCCGATTGTTCCGCAGATTCGTTTGAGCGTGTGGTTACCGATGTCCCCCTTGAAGAAAGCGTAGTAAACATTCTCTATCTTCAGATTTTTGCCATTTATTCTTATGTGCTTATAACCCGATTTCCAGCACTTACATAAATCCCTTTCCTGAACTGTTAACTGCGTCACTAGAGCTCGCAGCTCGGGTTCAATTTTGTTTAAATCAGGAAAGAATACAGGATCGTCTATAGTTTTTAGGCAATCCTGACATACTGTATCGCGTTTTACATGCGACGTGTTTTTTAGGCACATCACACCAGGGTTTCTAACTGAGCTACGAAATCATCTGGTTCTTCTATTAGTAAATTAATTAATGTTTCCACCTTATGGGCAAGATTCTCCTCTCCCTCATCTCGCTCATTAAGTAGCAGCCAATATGTATATGCGTTGAGTATATACATATGGGTTTGTTTTGCCCTTAAAGCTTGAGTGTGCCATTTTTCGTAATCATGACTGGATTGATGCCGACTGCTGCCGGTTTTCAGTTCGAGCTCCCTAATTTCGATTTGAAGTTCGATATCCTTGATCGTATACTCCGTCGCGGATATACGAGCTTTACACTCACTAATTGTCTTAGGCTGCTCGTTATCGCTGTAAATCCAGACAGGTAAGTTATCAATAATGTATTTTTTGTCCCATAAACAGGGCTTAGCCTCGTGGGTATAGGTCATGAATTTAAAGTTTCTCTGATGAGCGTGTTGAAATTGCCGTTAATTACGTAAAGAGTGTGACTCTCAAAACAGATCTTTTTAACCAGATCCAATTTAACTAAGTGTTTGAGAGCCCGAAGAAGACTGTCCTTAGGTAAGTACAGCTCGCTCCGTATCTCCTTGGTTGATAACGGTTGCTTGAACGTTAGCAGTTGAACTAGGTCTTCGTAAAGTCTGATTGCCGAAGCTCTTTTTTTATCAACTGAACCGTCCGAGCTGAGAGTGATTTTCCGTATTTGGTTTTGAGCAACTCCAGTATGGTTTGGGTGCTGGCATTGTTGTTGATCCATAGTTTGATGTCTGATTTCATTTGCGGACTCACCTTACGTGCAGGGCTACGACCTAGCATCATATGGTAAGGATTTAAACAGAATTGATCTCCGCACGTAGAGAGTACATGATCATCTGATTTGAGTTTTTTGTTGAAGAAAACTTGATAGACGTAACGACGGGGTCGCATTAGTTGACCGTCAGCAACAAAACGTTGCAGAGATTCAGGAAGATACAGGTGTTCTTCTTGACGGATGGCTCTTCGTCGTCGTCTGACCCAGGCTTCGACCAGCTGAGTTCTAGATCGAGCTGCCTTGGAGTCCCGAATGCACACGGGGCAGGCAAGCAGACCTTGGATGGGTGATGCCCGTCGTAGATCCGCAACGGCAATCGGGATGGGCTCATGCCGACCGCAGGCGCAGTCCAGTAGGGCGTCGTTACCGAAGACCGCCAGCTCGAAGTTGCCGAACTCGCGGCGCTCCGACGAGATCCCTTCCGGGGTTTGAACCGGCGTGGGATCGAGGATGCCTAAATAGTGCGTCAGTAATAGGGATGTACTCATACCCAGCTACGGGCTTGACGATAGTGTACCAGATGCACAGTGCGCACACAATGGGTAGCTCGGCCGGTCCTGTCCTTAAAAATGGGTTTTGTTTTTATGTTCAGTCGGCTTAACGGAAATTTCGCTGTCAAAGCGCAGTTTTTATCTTTTTAAGTTTTGGCGAAATTTTTGTTAGTCGCAGTACTCTATAAATTAAATTTAAATACTATAACTAAGACGATTTAAAACGAAATTCACGTTAAGTATTGGGGTCTCAGGGTAGTTCCCGTTGAGCGGTCGTCAGAGTAACGACGTGGTATTCGGAGTTCCAACAGGATAATCGCATACAAGGTAGGTCTTGGCATTTCTTAAGGTTTGCTGTTAGCATGGCGTCATACGATGTTTAAAGGACCGCCCATGTCCCAGAACACTGTCCGTACCTCTGAGGATTTGGATACCGAGTTTTGGGCTGAGTGTCGTAAGAGAGCTGCTGAGTTAAATATTCCTGCTTGGAAGCTCGCTGAGGAACTGTATCAACACCGGAACGTTGACGCTCGAACAAAATCCCGCTAAGGTCCGGGGGTTGACTCCCGCTACCCTGTGTTAACCAAGTCTCAGGTCGAGGAAAGGCTCTCCCGTTTTTCCGATATTTACGATATGTACCTGAGCGGCTCTTCGTATTCGCAGATCGGAGCCAAGTACGGGATTACAAAAGAACGTGTTCGGCAAATACTTAAAAGTTATTGCACCGCTCAGCAGTACGCGAAAGTCCGTGAACGAATTGAGCAGCGGTGCTTATCCACCTATTTAGGTAAGGAAATTATTGCTCAACTTGAAGCCGGACATTCTTGTAGTCAAGTCGCAAAAAATTTAAGTTGTAGTTTGTCGCTTGTTAAACGAGTTTCTGCTAAGAAGAACAAAGAAAAGAATGATCCGTTAAACTAACTATACGGAGGGGTTTACGTTTTAAATGGCCGAACTAAACGTACCTCCCTGCCCTACACACGGTGCTATTCCTCGTGCCCTCCATACTGAAAACTTCGAGGGCATCGTCACCGTCATTGAAGAAATTATCGCAACGGTGAGTGGCGTGGGAACCATTAGTTACTCTCGGTGCCCGTACGGTTATCCCTGGAACTTCGAAGGGATTGTCCGTGCTCTGGAAGATTTAAATACTTCTATAAGTGGAATTCAGGCTGGCGGCGGCGGTTCCGCTAGCGGTATTGCTGCTGGTTCAGGTATTTACATTACTGAGAGCGGAACTTTCCAAGTTATTAACGCAACGGTTAGTAGCGCATCTGGTGTTCTGTACACCGCTGGTTCAGGTCTTTATCTTTCTGACGGCGGCACTAGGTTTAATGCTGATTATGACGCCATTTTCCAGGGTTCTGTCTCTGGACATCTGATCCCAGAGGGATCTGTATCTATTACTTACAGCGGCAACGCTGCGATTATCAGTGGCACCGCTGGCGGCGGAGGTGGTGGGGGCGTATCTGTCACTGTTTCGGGTGATCCCGGCACTGGTTACAGCGCCGGTTCCCTCTGGTTTGACACTAATGAGGGTCGCCTGTTCGTTTACGCCAGCGGCAACGGTATCGCCAGCCCAGCGTGGTATCAAACGAATGCTGAGGCGATCGCTTCGAAGGGTGAAGCTCCGCCTTCTGGGGCTGGACTCAATGCACCGCCGCGAGACGGAAGCATTTGGTTCAACACACTGGTCGGCAACCTGTTTGTTTACGACGCTACTTCCAGCGGTTGGTACGAAACTGCACCTAGCCGCAGTGTTGCATACAGTGCAGGCGCACCTTCACCGACTGCTGCTGGCGCCGGTTGGCTGGATACCACTGTTAATCGTCTGAAGATCTGGAACGGCTCGACTTGGGCTGATATCGACATCGATGGAGGTGTTTACTGATGGCTAACGTCCAGCGCACAAAACGCACCCCTTCTGGTGTTGTTACTGGTGATCCTCTTGTTGGTGAACTTGTTTTAAATACGGCATCCGGGTATCTATACACAACCCGAGATGACGGAGCTTTAGTTCTTATAAATAACGGAATTCCCGGTCCAATTGGCCCTAGTGGTGCTGTCGGACCTAGCGGAGCTGTCGGCGTTACAGGCGCTGTGGGACCGAGTGGTGCTACCGGTGCAACAGGACCTGCGGGTAGTGGCTTGATTCCCTATTACGGGTCTTTTTACAGCTCTGTAAATCAGACTAACGCTTCGGGGACTGCTGTAAATAAGATTACGTATAATAACACTACTCCAGAGACTCGCGGTGTAGCTGTAGTTTCTGGGTCTGTTGTTCAGGTAGCTAATTCAGGTATTTATAACGTTCAGTTTTCAGCTCAGATTCAAAAAACAAACGCTAGTTCTGAGGATATTCAAATTTGGATCGCAAAAAATAACGTCAACGTTCCGGACTCAAATACCAGTTTGACGATTCAAGGATCCAATAACCGCATAGTTGCTGCGTGGAACTGGTTTATTACGCTAGATAATAATGAACACGTAGATCTTCGCTGGCATTCCGCTGATACTACGATGTTTTTATTGGCTTCTGGGGTCGCTAGTAACCCTGTTCGTCCCGCAATTCCGTCTGTTATTCTCACTGTTAACAGAGTGGGTTGACGTTACCGTATTTCGGTCTAAGCTAGCCCCGTTGCTTTCTTCTGATGGCCAAACCCAAGTCTGTTCTCAATAAGATTGAGTCCAAACCCAAGAAAACTCGCCAAGGCGACGGGCTGCACAGCAAGCCTTCACACGGACGTAAAAAGTCGCGCGGCCAAGGTAAAGGCTAAACTGTAATTATCTAAAAGGTCGATATGGCTCTTGCAAGTTTTATAGCTGGTGAAGCCATATCGGCTGGAAACGCTTTATATGTGAGTTCGTCTGGCCTTGTTTATAAAGCCAGCGCACTTACATCCGATAAAGCATCCGTCGTCGGCGTTGCCATTGATTCCGGCGCTGCCGGTAATCTTATCCGCGTTAACTGCGATAGCATCCAAGCAACTTACTCGGGACTTACACCCGGTGAGTATCAGTATTTATCGATTACTAATTCCGGTCAGCTTGTTAATTACACAGCTTGGGAAGCTGAGTTAGCCAACTTAAGTGTCGATGCTTATTTAGAACAAGTTGGTCGTGCTGTAACAACGTCCGGCGTGGAAATTGAAGCAAGACGACCGTTATATACAGTTAATTCGACATCGGTTCTTCTGCTGGAATCCTCCGCTGGGATTACGATTGATGCTATTCTTTTAGAAGATGGCTCTAGAATTGATTTAGAAGCCGCTACAGCGTAATTCCGATGGCTAGTCAGAAAATATCTCAACTGACGGCGATCACTACGCTTGCTAGTGGTGATTATTTTCCGGTTGTTCAAGCTTCAGGTACTACAAATAAACGTGTAGACGTAGGTGTACTGGATGTTCGCTATACTTTGGCGGCTAGCGGCGTAGCCGCACAGAGCACCGCTAATACTGCACAGAGTACAGCTAATACCGCTCTAGCTTCTGGTAATGCAGCACTGTCTTTAGCTGATGTAGCTGGAATTGCTGCTACTGCTGCTCTTGCCTCTGGTAATGCTGCTTTAAGCTCTGCCGCTACTAAGTACGCTATTTCCGGCGGTTTAATTGACGGTCAGATCCGTACAGTCATCACTGCCTTAGGTCTCAACGGCAGTGGTATTCCCTGCACTTCAGGTAATTATTTTACTGCGACCTTAAGCGGTAACTCCTCTGTTTATTTCCAAGGTGTGCCTGCTAATTCTTATAGTCTGGCCTACGAAGTTAATCACCAGACTGGAACTATTACCTGGCCCGCTTCTGTTACTTGGCCGAGTGCTACTGCCCCAACTTTAACGACAGGCAAAACACACTTATTTATGTTTGTTACTGACGATAGCGGCTCCAGTTGGCGAGCCTCTTCGTTAATTAATTACACGACTTGATATAGATGGATCCCACTACTTTAAAGCTTATGATGGGCGCGGCTGGCGCTGCCAGTCCTGCTTATGTTGAGGATGTTTTTTCGACGTGGCTGTATACCGGCAACGGCAGCACGCAGCCGATCACGAACGGGATTGATCTGGCGGGTGAAGGGGGGTTGGTTTGGACGAAACCTCGCGTGAATGATGGGGTAAATTATCATGCGCTTTTTGACACGGCCAGAGGGGCTGGTGAATATCTTTCCTCTAATTTAACGTCAGGCCAAAACGGAGACGGCAGCAGTCTTTCTGCTTTTGGTGCGACAGGATTCACACTTGGCAACAGCGGGCTTTGCAATGGCAATTCCTACACCTACGCCTCCTGGACCTTCCGCAAGGCGGCCAAGTTCTTTGATGTGGTGAC